TTCTTCTTCTTCATCAAACTCTACTACTTCTTCATCTTCTGAATCTTCTTGCGCTTGTTTCAGCAAGTGCGTAGGGACAAGGCCGTAGTATTTAGTAAGTCTAACCTTATCTTCTGGAAAGCTAGTTAGGTCTTGGTCAGGCTCTAGGTCAAAGTCACTAGAGGCAATAGATAGGGCTTCATCACGATAAACACCCTTCTCTTGTAACTGCTCTACTAAGTGGCTAGACACATATTCATCAACTGCACAGCCTAAAGCGTTGTCAATGTCTGTCGCTACAGGGTCAATAAGGAAGTTCTGTGGCATAACAGGACGTAGCTTAACACAAGTACGGTCTTTGATATTAACGCCTACAGCTTGTAACTCACCACCCATGACAGGCTGAGAAGCAGGAGACATCTCTTTTTCTTCTTCTAATACTACTTCACCAATACCTGTACCAAACACAGCAGCATTGATTAAGCACTCAGCCACGTTCTTACGAACTTTGTTCTTTGCAAAGTCTTCTTCTAAGTAACCACGTAAGGCGGCTATGTCTTGTGGGTTCTGATCTCTGACATCATCTTTAATGTCAAACCAAGAACCACGACCAAAGGTAGCCTCCTCTAGTTCAGCTACAGATGACTCAACAGCCTGCTGTAGCGCAGGAGAAATAATCTTAGATCGTTCTGACTGACGAGTCTGGTCTTCTGCTGACCACTGACCACGCCAGAGGCGGTAGTATTCGTCAAAGCGTTGTGAGTAGTTGGCTTCGTAATGATCACGCCATCCATCACACTTCTCCATTACCCAACCTTCTAGGCTTTGCTCAAGAGAAAAGTTGTCTGCGCCTTCTAGTTCCATAGTTAGTAACCTGCGTATTTATCTAAGAATTCGTAGTCCTCTTCTTCATAGTCATAAGCATAGGAGACTTTGGCTAACTGGTCTATGTATGCTAAACAATCTATCAAGTCATCATGGACTAAAGGATTAGGAAACTGGAACAGTTCATCTAAGAACTCTGTATTCCACTTGCCCTTGTTTAATGTAATGTTACCGTGTTCAAAGCGTCCTTGTAACGCCCACACGATTCTGTCTGTCTTCTTTTTGTTACCGTGGGTTAACTCTTCCACTCTAAAGAAGCGTTGGTTCTTCTTCATCTGGTCGTTGAGGTACGGACTAACAGCGTTCTTTAACGCTCCTTTTTCGATTCCGACTGCAACGGGCTTGTACTTGTTGACTGCTCCGAAGATACGTCTGGCGGTCTCTTCAACGCCCCATCGCCCATATATGATGTCAGCAACCCACCAGCCTTCCACACCCGCTTTAACCACTGCAATGCCTGTCTGGTCAAGTCTTGCAGTTTTGGTAGTTGCTTTTTGTACGTCTGCAAAGCCAGCCAAATCGACAGCAATATAGTATTCGCCATCTGTCGGCTCTTCTTCGCTAAACAATACATCTTCTTCTTTAAATAGTTCACTGCCGTGTGCCTCAAAGGATGCCATGAATTCCTGTCTAAAACTAAAGGCTGACATACTCTTCTCAGCCGCTTTAATCTCATCAGGATCTAGTAAGGGGTTGTCAAAGCTAGTGAAGTGATAACCACCCCAGTCTTCGTCTTTAGATACACTGGCGTAGGTAAACAGTTCATAGAAGTGGTTACGTCCCATTGGCGTACCAATGAACATAGCATCACCCTTCTGATCCGCAAGAGCAGGGCGTAGGATTTGCTCCCACACCTCTGGCTTCATGTCAGCATACTCATCCATAACCAGGTACTTCAAGCTAACACCACGCATAGTCTCAGGTCTATCAGCACCCTTCAGCGTCAACAACGCACCGTTGATAAACTTAATCTGTAGGTTGTTGACATGGCTTGACGCTATAACGCTATGACCTAGTTCCAGCAACATCTGCCACATAATGTCTCTAGCCTGACCCTGTGTAGGGGCAACATAGAACACCTGACCTTTCTTAGATGACAAGCAGTTAAGTATTAGCGACCATGCGGCTAACCTACTCTTACCTGTACGTCTACCAGCAGCTATAACTTTAAAGCGTGTAGGGTCTTCGTAGACCTCTTGTTGCCACGGTAGCAACTCAACCTTTAAATCAGTCAAGGGATTCCTTAAACGTCTTAGCTGTCTTGGCTCTTTCTTCTTTTTTTATTACATCGTCAAAGTCTTCTGTCATGAATTTTTTAAACATGTTATTCATTGGAAATTTTGTCTTATCTAAATTTCGGCCATAAAGATTCTCTAGCCACCATTTATAGTCGGTGCTTATGAAATCTCTCAAACGCTTCTTATCTTCTGAGGTGGGGTTATTTTTTAGATTTTTAGATATTAAATCTTGTATGTCGTTCCAGTTTTTATTAACCTCTGCCCTATCTTCAGGTGTGGAAGCGGCCCGAACTTTATAACGCGCAACCTTGAAAGCATCGTCCTCTATAAATTTTAAAGCCTCGTTCCAATCTTTTTTGTTCATAGAGGTTGCTAGATCAATAATTCTGTTTCCTACCTCAGCCTTTGCATCTGTTCTTTCGTGATGTCTATACTCATGCGCCCATGTTCTAGGAGATGCGCCATCGCCTATAGCGTTTACAGTGTTAAATTCTTTAGGTATTTCGACAACTTCACCGCTATCCGTTTCGTATGTATAAGGCGGTAGTTCTCTGCCTCCTAAGTTTGGTTTTACTTGGAAACCTTTTAACTTTAAACCCTTGTCAGATCGTTGTTCTGGCGTAAATCCGTGAAACCTTGCAACACTAGGATCAATCTCGCCTTTATAGCCCATATAAGGAGCGACAGCCATTTGGAAGTCTATGTCGCCCATTTGCATTCCCTGCAAGACATTTTCATAGTCTAGCCCGTTTTCTTGGGCTATACGCATTGCTTTTTGCTCTAGGGTTTCTCTAGCCATATCAGTACGTCCACATTACAGGAGATTCATTACCGTCAAGGTTGCGGATGTCAACATGCACAAAGCTACTAGCAACTCCAATTCCTGAAAAGCCCATCTTGATAGCCTCCTCAACAATCCTAAACCGCTGTACACCGTCTGTGACTTTGATATCTGCTGCAATACCTTGGGCATGAGTTCCTGCTTTCTCCTTCTTAGCTTCTATGGGGTGGTCTTCTGAACGATAACCACTTGTAATAACGAAAGGAAACCCACACCTAGCCCTTAACAAATCTAACTTCAGTAGTAGTCTGTCACTAATCTCATTCTCACCTGTATATTGACAGGCAAACTCTTCTCTAGTGAAGTAATCTAAATCGTTGTTAATGTTATGCATCTGTGTATTCCCCGTCAATGGGTTCTTCATTACCGCTTATGATGGTAGTCTCGCCACCAACGCCAGTAATGGAAATGTTAATAGCACTCTTACCGCCAGTTTCTCTGTCTTTCTCGAAATAACTAACGGGTAACAATCTATCCATGCAGAGCTTCCAAGCCGCTGCTTGATTCTTATGGTCATCATCTAACGCGGCATTGAGAATGCTGTCTAACACCTTCCTACTCTTAGGAGATGCTAACATTCTAGCCTTATATTCGTTAATGATGGAAGCGTCACCTTTAGGACGACCTACGCTGTTGCGCTTGCCCTTAGTAACCTTGTCTACAGCAGACTTTTTAGGTCTACCTACTCTTTTGTTAACACTCACAGAATTACCTCTATTGAGATTCTTGTCTATATAGTCTATAGAGACTCTTTTCCACCGCTAAAGCTCTTTAACATTCATTAAAAAGAACTACTAGTAGTAATTACTTTTACAATGGAAAAGATGGAAAAGCATTAAAGGGTGGAAAAGCGTGTTGTTCAAACTATATAGTCTATACTAGCACACTTTTAAGCAAAAGTCAAGCTATTTGTTAAACTTATTTGTTATTTAGTCTATTTTGTTACCTACATAGCCTCTAATTGCCCTGTTCAGGCTGTACCTTCTACAGCGGATCTCAGTAGTACAATGTCTCCGCAGTCGCTCCGCTATTCTTTATAGTTATCAAAGGCTTAGTCTTAATAGCTTTTAGCAATACCCTTGGTTAATTAAGTCCTATTTTGACCCTATTTTGTATCTGGGCGGGTACAGTAACAATCCTGCGCCGTCAGCCCCCTCCCCCGTCCCCTAAAAAGTTATCCACAGGTTATTAACAGCTTCTCCACAGGCTCTAGAGTTATCCACAGGTTATTAACAGAGTTATACATAGGCTGGGGCGTGACTGTATAGACTACATTGGTCATATAGATTTTGTACAGTTGGTGGGTGAGTATGCTAGCGGGTACTCTATAGACCTATGCAACCACCATGCCATAATGCCATAGCCTACAGTGATAGCACCTGGCTTTGCATCATTAAAAGCTATATAGCCATAGAAGCGCCAGAATCACCGTCTAAGCGCATTAGTGACTAGGCTATGCTATGGCATTGCTATAGGTGCTAATCGCACATTTGCTACAGCCCAGTAATGGCGCGGCTTACAGCGCAACTCTCTATACCTATATATAGTAGGCATAGTGTTATAACTATGGTGAATGCTTTGCTGTTTCATTATATAAAATAAATATGGAAATAATTTGAACTTATCCGAAACCCCAGTGACTAAGTAATACACACAAAAACAATGGGAATATAACAATGACAAACAAAATAAACTTTAAAGATGACGATACTATTGAGATTTTACGCTCTTCAATCTATGCAAAAAAGCAGGAAACACGTAAAAAGCGTAGGTCGCAGGAAAATAGAACAGAATTAGATGATGCTCGTTATGATTATGAATTAGCCCATCTGGATGTATTAGAGGCGCAATTACAATTAGAGTGGCGATTGTCTTACAATAAAAAATACAACGAATTTTTAGATAAAATCGATGTTAAACAGAATAGGCTTAAAATTGAAATGTGCAAACTGGAAATAGAGAAGGCCGAACAGACGCTGGTTGCTGCTGATGCGGATTATGGTCGAGCCATTACAAACAGCTAGTTTATCAGGTAGCATTGGCGACAGTGTTACCGCATAAACTTACTACTACTAAACAGGTGAAACAATGAACAGCGCAATGATACGCAAACAAAAACGAGAGGCCAGGATAGACTTTGTGGCCTCATTACTAGGGTGGTCTATTGTGGCCTCTATAAGTTACTTTATGCTAATATCATTTTTTTGGTTACTAACTATTGGGAGTTTTTAAAATGAGCAATTACACTATACAATTAGAAGGCGCGGCAAAGGATGCATATATTGCAGCACGTTTCAACACACCAGCACCAGCACAAAACGCGGGCGTTATAAAGATGAAAATTGAACAATTAGTTTTTAACATGATTACCGAAAATACGGGCACTCACATGCTCGATAGTGGCGGCGCTGGTGGTCGAGCATGGCAACGTAATCAGGGGCTGACCTTAGAGCATTTTCAGAATGAGCCGGAGGCAACCATAAAAGTCTGCGCGGCAGATGATGAATGGCCGGAGGTAGATGTCTCAGTATTCCATAAACTGACCGATGGTTCTTTATATCTTGATGATCTATGCGATGAGTTTAACTCTATAGAGTGTGGCCAATGGAATGGCCAGTATTATGGCACTGACTCAGAGATGAGCGACTGGCTAGATGATAATGAGTTTGAGTCTGAGGGCGATGGGTGGAATACCTACAACTGGGGTTCTAATTTATCCCAGACCTTGCAGGGTCAGGATTTAAAGCGCCACGGAGACGACTATATATTATTGCAGGTGCATGGTGGCGCTGATGTTCGTGGCGGGTACACTGATGCTAAACTATTTAAGGTTAACGAACATTGCATGTCATATGAAGCCATTGATGATATATGCATGTTCAGTGTTGATGATGGTGATGGTGGCTATGTGTCTATTGATTGGCATGGCGAATGGACAAACCAGGACGGTCAATGCGCCACTGTTGAGGATTTTGCTAACTTCTTTAAACACTCCGGCGGTGGGTTAATCGCTGGTAATATTAATCAACATTAAAGGGCTATATAATGGGTTTACTAACACAAATTAAAGAAGTAGAGGCAGAATTTGCATTTTATGGTTTTATCTATCCACCATTGGAGCGCAAGCGTATCGCTAGTTTATTGTTAAGAGGTTTCAGCATCGAGCAAATATACAATCTAGGCTGCGATTTGTATTGTTAAACAGCTAAACTAATTCCCCTAGTAGTAGCAATCCTTTGCCCAGTGTAATAGCTGGGCTTTTTTTTGCCTGTTATATAATACAAGCCTGTTTAAGCCTGTTTAAGCCTACCCAGTACCCTAGGTCATATTAGACGTTAAACGCGCTTAGACGGCTAACCAGGCGCTTTTATGACTATGTTGTTGCAGCTTAGTAGCTATTGTTTGATGCTATAGTGGTTTTTAATTAGGTACGGGTAATATAGAGAGAGAGGCGAGAGAGTGACCCAAATCCTGGTTCTGGTCACATTATAGCACTGGGAGATTGAACCATTGGGGAGAATGTTGTCAAATGTTGTGGACTTATTTAACCAATAGAGAGAGAGACCATGAGAGTATTGAATTTATATGCAGGATTAGGTGGCAATCGTAAACTCTGGGAGGGCTGCGAGGTAGTGGCAGTAGAGAGCCATGAGAAAATTGCAGAGGTTTATCAGAGACTGCACCCAGAGGATGACGTTATTGTTGGAGATGCCCACGAATATCTGAGGCAGAATTTTAGAGACTTTGATTTTATCTGGTCTAGTCCACCATGCCCTACGCATTCGAGAATGGCAAAGGCTACACGCCACAAAAACCGCAATTACCCAGATATGGGGCTATATCAAGAGATATTGTTTTTACAACATTTTTATAAGGGTGATTGGGTGGTGGAGAATGTAAAACC